CTGCTTCTCTCTCTCCCATCGGCTCTCGTCTATGTCTCCTAGCCGCGCTTCCTGAAACTTAGCCCCGCTATGGGATAGTTCACAGCCATTCGCCACATATGCCATGATCACTATATGTGGCACAATACATTCCATGCTTGAGCTGGCAAAACACCCGGTTGACACGGCCCCCGTGCCGGTTGACACGGCCGGCCAGGTCTATGGAATCGCCACGCCACGCCTGTTCACGCCTCCACTGCGCCCCTTGACGCCGGACACGTCGCTCGGCTTTGACGTGATCGCCTGGGGGATCGAGAAGCTCGGGTTTCACCCGCTTCCTTGGCAGGAGACCTTCCTGAAAGGCGCGCTGGAGATACTCCCCAATGGGTTGCCGCGCTTCTCCACCGTGCTTCTCCTGGTCAGTCGCCAGGCAGGAAAATCGAGCGTGGTCAATCTACTGGCCTCGTACAAACTGGCGCACGGAACACCCCTGATCCTTGGAATCAGCAGCACGCTCGACTCGGCTCAGGAGCAGTGGGAGCTGGTGGCCGAGACAGCCGAGGAACACCCGGACATCTTCGGCAAGGTGACGGTGCGCCGGGCGAACGGTTCAGTGCAGCTGGCATGTGAGCTGGAAGACGGGCGCAAGTCGCGCTACAAGCTGGCCGCTGCCGGGCGAAAAGGCGGACGGTCGCTGACCGTCCACATGCTGCTTCTCGATGAGGCACGAGAACTTTTATCGTGGGAAAGTTACGCGGCAGCATCCAATGCCACCGTGGCGGTACCGGACGCATTGACCGTGCTCTCTAGCAACGCGGGTGACGATCGCTCTGTGGTGCTGAACACGTTGCGTGCCTTGGCTTTGAGCGGCGAAGACGAGACGATCGGGATCTTCGAATGGAGCGGCAGGGACAACTGCCCGATCGACTCCATTGAGGACATCCGGATGGCCTGTCCATCCCTCGGCTACACGATCTCGCTGAAGACGATCCTCTCCCGCTCGCGGCAGCAGCCCGCATCGGTGTTTCGTACCGAGCAGCTCTGCCAATCAGTGCCGACCACCGATGAGGTGGTCAACTCGGAGGAGTGGGCGCGGACGCTAGACCCCGGCGACCTGAGCGACTGCCGTAAGCGGATAGCGCTCTGCCTTGACGTGTCCGAGGACATGCGCCACTCCACCCTTGTGGCAGCTGCGGTCCTGCCCTCCGGGCGAGTGCGCATCGAGGTAGTTGCCGCGTGGACCAGCTCTGCCCTGATGCGACGCGAGATCGCGGACACCGTGAAGCGTGTCAACCCCCGTGTGTTCGGCTACCCGAGCACCGGCCCGGCGGCTGCGTTCCTCACGGACCTGGGGAAGATCCCTCGCGGCAAGGCTCTGAGCGGCACCGTGATGTCCAGCGCGGCCATGGGATTCGCGGACCTGGTGAAGGCAGCCCTTGTGGCGCAAAGCGGAGACGAGCTGCTCGCGAGTCACGTTCTGTCAGCCAAGCGCCGGAACACAGGTGAGGGCTGGACCTTCATGCGCCGGGATGGCGGCCACGTTGACGCTGCGTTCGCAGCAGCAGGCGCCGTCCACCTCGCTCGCCTTCTCCCACGGCCAATGAACCTGAAGATGGTGACCGCTCATGGCTAGCAGCAGCAAGCCCAAGAATCCCGTGCTCCGGTGGCTGCTCGCTGCGGGTCACCATGCCGCCGGAGACCCCCGCGTGCCCAACCCGCCGATCACGACCCCCACGAGCCCGCTCACCCAGCCGATAAGCGTAGTGAGCGCGGTGGACTTCTACCGGACGGGCACGGTCTCCCGTGACGTGCTGCTCTCCATCCCGGCGTTCCGGCGGGCCAACTCACTGATCGCTGGCGTTACGGGAGGGCTGCCCTACAACGCCTTCAGGGACGGTGTGCGCATCCCGCGTCCGTTCCTTGAGCAGCCAGAGAGCGGCGTGGGCTACACGCGCAACGTGACGTTCACGAAGATCGCCTCTGACCTGCTGTTCGAGGGCCAGAGCCTCTTTATAGTGACGGACTTCTATTCCGACGGCTTCCCGCGGACCGGTCGGCATGTCCCTTATGGAGAGTGGACGCAGGACGATAAGACCGGCGTGATCACTCACGACGGCGAGAAGCTAGACCCTAAGGTCGTGAGGCTGTTCACCTCGCCGCTCAACGGGCTGTGCCAGGAAGCGTGGCCAACCGTCCAGCAGCTCAACAGGCTGCGCAGCCTGAGCGCTTGGTACACGAGCCACCCAGAGGCCCGCGAATACTTCGTGCCGGTGGACGGCCAGGAGCCCGATGAAGACGACATCGCTCTCTTCCTGGCCAAGTGGAATGAGGCCAGGCAAGCGGGAGTCACGGCGCTAGTGCCTGCCGGACTTGAGCTGAAGCAAGTGGACACAATGGACGCCTCACAGATGACCTTGAACGATGCCCGAGCGTTCGAGATCACAGAGGTCGCGCGGCTGACCGGTATTGAGGCTGGCTGGCTGAGCGTGAACGTCACCACCCGGACCTACTCGAACATCGTGGACGAGCGCAGGCAGTTCCTTGACTTCGTGTGCGCGGAGTTCATCCAGAGCATTGAGCAGAGGTTGTCCCTTGAGGACTGCACACCCCAGGGCACCTACGTGAAGGCCAACCTTGACGCCTTCCTGCGCTCCAACACCAAGGAGCGGTACGAGTCCCACGCGATCGCGCTCTCCAACGGCTTCCTGACCGTGGACGAAGTTCGGGCCTATGAGGACCGCGCTCCTCTGCCCCAGGAAGCCCTGCGGGCTACACCCACCGGCACGACGGGACCAGGAACACAGGAAGCCACGACCCAACCCCAGGAGGCACCCAGTGCGTAGACGACTGCGGTTGCAGGCCCGACACCTTCTGGCCAGCCAGGACCGGCGGACCATCACCGGGCTGGCCGTGCCGCTGGGCGAGGCCATCAACCTCGGGCTCTCGCGGCTGGTCAGATTCTCCCCAAACTCGGTGACCTTCGAGCGGGAGAACATCCCGCTCCTGGCCTACCACAGCCCGGAGCGCCCGGTAGGCCGGCTCACGTCGTACGAGTGGACGGAGGCCGGGCTGGAATGCACGTTCCGAGTCTCGGAGACCAGCGACGGTAACGACATGTTGGCCCTGGCCAACGACGGCGTGCTGGGCCTCTCTGTAGGGGTCGACGTTCCAGACGGGCTGGAAGACGACGGGGAGTTCCTTTTCGTCAACAACGCTCAGTGCTTCGAAATCTCGCTTACCCCGGTGCCGCAGTTCGCGGGGGCCGGTATCACCTCAGTAACCCTCTCAAGGGAAGGCGGCACGACCATGGAAGAGGATGAACTGCAACTGACCCTTGCTGAGGGTGACGTGGTGGTCAACACCGGCGACACTCTCGGCGACGCGGCTCAGACCATCGTGGACAGCATGGCCGGTGGTGGTGACGGTGGCGGAGACGCTGCCCCAGCCCCGGCACCAGCGTCAGCGGAGCCCAACCGGCTCAGCCGCACACGCACGCTGGCCCGCCCGCAGCCCGTAGCCCGTCCGGTGACCCGGCGGACCCTGGCCCGCCCCTACCCGCACCTCTACGGGGGGCGCAGCAACGGGCACAGCTTCCTGAGGGACCTGGCCCTCCAGCGGGGCATTCTCAGCCCCCGCCCGCAGGATGCCGGCTACCACGAGCGGCTTGCGCAGCAGCTCCAGCTGGCCGTGACCTCGGCGGACCTCCCGCCGGTTGAGCCGACCAACGACCTGGTCATCGGGCCGCCGGCCGACCCGGCAAACCCGCTCAGCGGGATTGTCACCACTCGGCCGCTGGAGGACAACGGCGGAGGCCCGTTCTACGTTCTGACCCAGAACAACGTGGGGGAGAGCAACCTCTCCAACCCGCATGTCGAGGGTGTTGAGCCCATCCTCGGTGATATCGGGGCGTGGACGCGGGAGCTGGTCACTCCGGCTGGCGTGTCGGGCAAGGTGGCCATCACCAGAGAGGCCACGCTGTCCACGACTCCGGACATGGAGCAGCTGGTCTTCGCTCGGATGGACACCGCCCGGCGGCGTGCCATTGAGACAGCGTTCGCCACGGCACTGGGGGCGGTAACGCTTCCGGCCGGCCAGATCAAGACCGTGGGCGGAACGAACGTCGGAGACGACTTCACCAACATCGCGTTGGACCTGCTCTACAGCAACGACCCGGAGCGGTTCGACACGGCGATCGTCTCCCGGAACATCTTCGCTGACCTGGTGAACGCCAAGGACACCGCCGGACGGCCGCTGTACCCGATCCTGGGTGCCAGCAACGCCAACGGCACCACGGACCCCGGCCTGAGGTTCGTGAACGTGGCCGGCATCAACGTGTATCCCGTGGCGGGTCTCGTGGACGGCGGCTACCTGCTGGACCAGCAGGCGGTTGTGTCGTACCTCGGCTCTGTCATGGAATTCACGTTCGACTATGAAGTCGCGTGGGTCCGGCTGGGTCACTTCCAGTACCAGGCGGCGGCCATCGTGGACAAGTCCGGCGTGATCCGGCTGACCTACTCGGCCGCGTGAGGGTGATGACAGATGACTGCACCCACTCCGGGAGCATTCCCGGCTGAGCCTCTCGACGCGGGGAGTAGCACCCCCCGCGCTAGTGCTCCTATCTGGACGACGGACTACGACCTCACGGCGCAGCCCAACCAGGCGGCCAGCGAGCCTCCCACGCCTCCAGCGACAGCCCGGGGAGCCGAGCGGGAGCCCGCTCGTAGGCAACCCGCGCGGGAGCCTGCTCGCCCGGCAACTCGCCGGGCTCGCGAGGAAGAGGAGCCTTCTACGGACCACTCCCTGAGCGAGCAGACCTTCCCGGTCAAGGAATACCCGATCGAGGTCGACGTGGAGCCCACGCCACCTCGCCGGGGTCCGGGTCGTGGCGGGGGCAAGAGGTACTGACATGGCCACCACAGTGGAGGACCTCGCGGACTACGTGGGAGCAGCACCGGCAGAGCCGCTGCTCCCGCTTGTCCACGCTGCCTCGCTGGAGATGATCGACGACTACCTCGGGCCACGTGGCAAGAGCAAGTGCCCCACCAGCGTGTACGACCTGGCCACGCTCCAGCTGGGTTCGGAGTTGTGGATCAGGCGCAACAGCCCCGGGGGAGTCATGTCGTGGGCCAACGGTGACGTGCCAGCGCGGTTGGCGGCGGACGCTATGCGCTCGGTCCGCCCCTTGCTGGACCGCTACAAGGGTCTGGGGGCAGTCGGATGATCGCGGAGCTGAGAGCAGCGCTCAAGCACGATCTGGAGACCGGGTCAGACGGAGCAGCCACCCCGATCGGGGTCACGGTCTATGACCCGTACCCCGGGCGGGTGGTGGCGCCGTGCGCGGTGCTCGGGATGGAAGGTGCCGGCTACATCGCGGGCGGCCAGACGTTCTGTGACTACCTGGTCAATTTCACCGTGGTCCTGCTGGTGGCCCGCTCTGAGAACTACCTGGCCGAGCTGGAGACGCTCATTGAGCGGGTGCTCATGAACACGCGCGATTGGGGCCTGACCGGCGTGGACGAGCCGGGCACCCTCGTGGAGTCAGGCATGGAGTTGCTCGGGACAACCGTGCATCTAAGCAAGCTAGCCAAGCTAGGAGGGTGACATGGCTGCCTTGGGCACCAACAAACTGACCATCACTATCGATGGAGTAGAACGCGCTTGTGAAGTCTCGGTTGCCGAGATCACCAGCGCAGAGACCGAATCGGACTTCGTGGCATTCTGCGATGCGGCTGCCGGCGGCGGTCGGGACTGGGGGCTTCATATCGTTGCGACCCAGGACCCCGGCGACCCGGACTCGCTGTTCAACCTCACCTGGGACCTGGCCGGCACTGAGGTTGACGTGCTGGTTCGCCCGTACGGCAATGCTGTCGCCTCGGCTACCCAGCCTCACTTCTCGGGCACCGTGACCGTCCAATACCCGGACGGTGTGGTGCTTGGTGGAGAGGCCGACGCGAGCACCAGCGCACGTTTCACGATGGACATGGAATGGCCGTTCACGGCCAAGCCTGAGCGGATCACGGCCTAGCCATGGAGATCAAGGTTGAAGGCGACGAGGAAGTAGCGGGGTCATTCGATGCCCTCGCTCAGTCCCTTGAGGAGCCTCCGACCATGCTCGACATCGCCAATAAGTACGTAGCGGTGATGGCAGCGATAGCCCCCAAGCATTCCGGCAAGCTGGCGGCCAGCTTCAAGCCCCGCAAGCAGAAGGAAAACGCTCGGGTGCTCAACCCGGTTAAGTACGCCAAGATCGTCAACTACGGCAACCCAAAGCGCGGCATCAAGCCAGCCAACTTCGTCCAGCGTGCTGACGCGATCCTGGCCGATGACGTGGTGAAGCTGCTGGAGCAGGGCGTAGATGAACTGATCGCAAAGGAGCAGCTCCAGCCATGAGTGAAGAGGTCAAGCCCACAGCGGACGTGCCGCTGGAAGAGGCCGTGCAGGAGCTGACCGGGTTTGAGGTGCTCGGCATCCAGAAGCGGTTCGGAACGGACTTCGAGAAGCTGGGCGGTTTGCAGGCGCTCATTGGCACCGTGTGGGCTCTCGAAAATCGGCAGGTCAAGACCGACTGGTCCACCGTGGAGCGCATGACCATCAAGCAGCTCAACGGCTACTTCCCCGAGCGTGAGCCGGACCCGGAGGGCGAGCAGGGGGAAGGCTGAGCCTCGCCCGGAGCGAGGCTCACCGCTTGGCCAATTTCCTGGCCGCGATGCCGGGGTGGACCCCAGACCACTACTACTCGCTAACGCTGAGGGAGCGAGCAGCGATCACCAAAGAGGTCAACCGTCTAAATAGGAGGCGATGACATGGCAGGTACCGTCCTGGTCCGCGTGATCTCGGACTCCAGCCAGGCGCAGAAGGACCTCAAGAAGGCTGGCGATGCCGTTGGTGGTGTGGCCACCAAGGCGGACAAGGCTTTCGACACCGTCAGCGAGAAGCTGGACAACGCGGGGGGCTCGGCCGCGAAGCTCGCTGGTGGCCTCGGAGACCTCGGCGGTGGGCTGGCAGCGATCGGGGGAGAGGGCAGCAAGCTGGCCGCTATCGGTGACGGTCTGGCCGGAGCGCAGCCCGTGGTGATGGGTCTCGTTGGAGCCATGGACCTCCTGACGATCTCCACCAAGGCCGTTCAAGCGGCCACCAAGCTCGGAGTCGTGCAACAGGTCGCGCAGAAGGCAGCCATGATCGCGGGGGCCGTGGCGACCGGTGCGGTTACCGCCGCTCAGTGGCTCCTCAACCTCGCGCTCTCGGCCAACCCTATCGGTCTGATCATCATCGCGATCATCGCGCTGGTTGCTGGGCTGGTGCTGCTGTGGAAGAAGTCTGAGACCTTCCGGAACATCGTTAAGGGAGCGCTGGCCGTTGTGGGCAAAGCGTTCTCCGCACTGTGGGATGCCATCAAGTTCGTGTTCAACGCGATCAGGACCGGTCTGACCATCGCGTTCAACTTCATCAAGACCCAGTTCACGAACTTCATCAACGGGGTGAAGCTGATCTGGGCTGGGATCGCCTTCCTCTGGCAGAAGGTCAAGGAAGCGATCGACAAGGCAGTGGGGTTCTTCAAGGCCATGCCGGGCAGGGTGTGGGACTTCGTGAAGTCCATCCCCAACAAGCTCTTGGAGCTGGGCAAGGACATCATGCGCGGGCTGTCGGACGGTTTGGCTGCCGGCTGGCAGTGGGTGAAGGACAAGTTCTCGGATCTGGTGTCGGGACTGCCGAGCATCGTTAAGAAGATCCTGGGGATCAGCAGCCCCTCACGGGTCATGCGCTCTCTCGGGCAGCAGGTAGGCCGGGGCTTCGCACTGGGCATTGGGGATGGCCGTAGCGCCGTTCAGCGCTCCCTGGGCCAACTGGTAGGGCTGCCCGGTACCTCCAGCGGCTCCATGATGGTGGCCGGCTCTGGTGGCGCCTCAGGGAGCGGCACCACCATCGTGGTGAACGTGCCGGCGGTGGCCGACCCCAGCGAGGTAGGCCGGCAGGTCGTGAAGGCCATTCAGGCGTACGAGCGGGGCGTAGGCCGGCAGTTCCTGGCCCCGGGGGTGTGACATGGCCAAGGACTATGACAGCTGTCAGCTGGAGTTCACGAAGATCACCGGCGGTAACCTGCTCGGCTGGACGTTCAAGCTGGGGGAAAGCCGCCTCGGTGCTACTGGCCAGACCCAAACGGCCGTACCGATCTCGGCTGCCTCGCTGACCCCCAACCAGTACACCACTGATGAGGACGGAGCCCTCTCGCTGGACCCTGCGCTGGCCTCGGCCTCCATGTCGTTCCACGTGCCAACCCCCGTGCCAGCCCCGCCATTGTCCTATAAGGACATCTTGCAGGTGACCTATTCAGGGGCTCTGATCTTCCAAGGAATCGTGACGCAAGTCAGCGTTGAGGTCGCGCTGGACGGGTTCAACTCCTGGTCGCACCAGTACACGTTCAGCCTGAGCGACATCGCTGCGGGCATGCTCAACTCTGGACCTGGGGTGGTCTCGGTTCCGGCGGAGGACCCGCTCACCCGGCTACGGCGCTGGTTCACGGTTGACACGGTCCTGCTTACCGCTGAGCAGCTGCTGTACATCTTGGGCCTGACACATGAGGAGCAGGTAGACCAGGACAAGAGCTATCTGGCATGGGCGCGCGAGTTCACGGAGCTGACAGAGGTGCCCCTGCGCGTCACCCCGGCCGACATGCCCGTGTGGAACCACCTTCAGGTGTTTCCGCACCCCGTGAGCTGGAACGGCACGCCACCCGTGCCGGACATCACCAGTGATGACGGCTGCTGGCTCAACACCGTCACCCAGCAGCAGGGCGAAGAGACCTCCGGGGTGCTGGTGCCTACCGCCGTGCAGGTCACCGCGAACGACACGCGGTTCCTGGTCTCGGGCATCGAGCACGTCGAGATACCGCCCGTGCCGCTCGGGCAATTCAGGCTCGGCGTTGACCGGCTGGGCTCATCTGGTGAGGTGCCGCTGGGATACGGGGCTGGTGCCGTCGTGGAGATCTACGGAGACGTGATGGTCATCAGCAAGCTGACGCACTCGTTCGCACACCGAAAGCTGGTGACCAGTATGGAGCTGGTCCGGCCGGTAGTCGTCTACACATAGAGGAGGAGAACAATGGCTGGCAGAAAGGTGTTCGTCGATCTCGATGTGCTGACAGCGGCGGAGCTGAATGGCTATCTGATGGATCAATCAGTGATGAGCTTTGCCAACGCAGCTGCCCGCGATGCCGCGATCCCGGTGGGCCAGCGCAAAGTCGGGATGGTCACGTTCGTTCAGAACACTCGGCTGTACCAGGTCTGGATGGATTACGGCACCTGGAGCGGCTGGCACTTCCTACCCGGCACGGTGATTGGATCGTTTCGGCAGAACGCTACGCAGAATATCGTCACCGCCACGTGGACTCAGATCATTCTGCAAGCGACGATCGTAGACCTCACGAACGGCATGAACGCCGACCGTGTGCACTACGTGCCAGGTCTGCCGGGGACCTACAAGATTGAAGGGCTGGTGTGCTACATCAGCAACCCGACTGGCGCGCGGCAGCAGCGGGTAGACAAGACCGGCGTGGCTATTCCGGGTAGCTACGGCCTCGCAATGGCAGCCGGAGCAGGGATCGCCACTGCGGCGCCGAGCGGCACCGCAGTGATCGCTCTGAACGCGACAGACAACGTGGAGCTGTGGGCCAACCAGAACTCCGGAGCGACGCTCGCTACGGTCGCAACGGCGGCGTGCTCAACACTCCACGTGACGTTGGCGGGGTACTGACATGGCCGGCAAGTGGGATCTCACCATTCACGAGGGAGCCGACTTCAATGTCGCGCTCACCTGGGGGTCGGGCACCTCGGCTGACGACATCGTGCCGGTGGACCTCAACGGCGCTGAGGTGGTGCTGCGCATCTCGTACGGCTTCTCCAAGGTGCTGGAGGTGGACCCCACAGGGAAGATCCTCTTGCATCTCAGCGGAGCCGAGACCGAGACACTCGGGCTACCCACGGACTACCTGATCGAGGTGACCATGCCGGGCGGCGAGGTCGATCACATCCTTGAGGGGCAGATGGTCGGCAGCCACGCGGGCAGCTCCAACGGCAGCGCTGGCGGCTGGCCAGCACACCCCAACGGCCTGTATCCCTCGCTGGTGGGGAGGCCGGGAGCATGAGCGAGCTGATCGTGATCGAGACGGTTGACACGGTGGTTGTCGATGGCCCGCCCCAGACCGAGGTCGTGATCGGCGAGGTCATGGGGCCGAGTGGTCCAGAGGGTCCGACCGGCGCCACTGGCCCAGCGGGAGCGATTGGCCCTCAGGGGCCACCGGGATCGGTCGGCGCAGCCGGACCACAGGGCGCTAAGGGTGACCCGGGTCCGACTGGCCCAGCGGGCTCTCAGGGGCCGGCTGGCCCTACCGGACCGGCTTCCACGGTGCCAGGTCCGGCCGGCCCGACTGGGCCAACCGGTCCCCAGGGTGCTACAGGGGTCTTCACTGAAGCTGAGTTGTCTCCCACGGGTTTCTATATCGTGAATCGTCGATTCGTTACGTCGTACAGCGGCCTTACTAGCGGGTCCGTCTTTATGCATCAATTCGTAGCCCCAAGGTCGGGCACGCTAACAGGTCTCGCTACGTTCATACAGGCTACGTCCACAGGTCAGACCTTGCAGCGTATGGGCCTGTACAGCATCAACGGATCAGGCGATTACGACCTATACGCTAGCACTGCCAACGACCCTACTATGTGGAACGTCGGCAACGCTAGGGTGGCTCGTAACGTGATCGCTCAGGTACCGATCGTTGCTGGCACTCGATACGTGTTCGCTGTCCTAGGGATAGGTGGCACGGGAGCGTCAATCGCTAGTAGCGTCGTTCAGCCGTCCAACCTAGGCGCACTAAAACCGCGTATAAACGGTTACCGCTCGGGGCAGACCGATCTGCCCTCCACGATCATAGATAGCCAGATCAATACGTCTTCCGCAGGCGCCTACTTCGGTGAAATCGTGCTCGCCTGAAGGGGGGTGATTGCGATGACCATGCTCTGGTACCACTGGATTCTTATCCTGGTCGCGTTCCTGCTCGGCTCTTTCGCGAGTTGGGCTTACCTCCGGCACGAGTAGCCGGACAGCAAAAGGCGCCCCGGGTCATGCCCGACCAGAGGGCGCCTTCTGTATGGGTCCTTCATTCAGTTATGTGGAGACGCCTGTGGAGTGGACCCTCACCACCCTATGACGTAGCCAGGTCCAGTCTACCGCACTAAAACTGGCAGCCGATCTCTACGTGTTTCCAAGCAACCCTACGCACGATCCTGGCCACTACGCTCTGAGAGATTCCGTACCGGCTCGCGATTTCCCTTTGAGTGGGACGGTGCGGCTTAGGAAGAGACCATAACGTGAGGATGTCTACCACCTGGCTCTCAGTCAGCTTGGCCTGACTATTGCTTTCCCCCGGTGACGTTCTTCCCTTAGTGGCCATGTCATCCATGTTGTCCTTGTGGGTGCCCAACCCGAGGTGCTCAATCGCGTGGCAGGCTGGCACGTCGCAAGCATGCATCACGCATGCCCCATTGGGGATGTCGTCATAGTGCTGCATCCATTCGAGGCGGTGCATGAGATATCTACGGCCATTCACCCTGCGCTGGCCATACCCGTCACGGACCTTGTGCCCGTCCCACAACTTGCAGGGGAAGGCCCGCCAGTCAGCCCTGAACTCCACGATCATCGGGGCTGTGTAGCGCTGGTGCTGGCTGGCCTGCCAAGATCCACCGGACGAACTGGACGGCCGTCACAGAGCCGCAACCTGCCGAGCGTGTTCGAACTTGTGTCAACCGTGATCAACCAGGTAGCATCGTCACCGCCTGTAACGGTACGTACGTGAGGCAACGGGCTGTAGCGCAGCTTGGTAGCGCACTTGACTGGGGGTCACCAGATGTCAACCCAGTTGCAACGTTGCGTGACCCTTGTGGAGCTTAACAGAGCGTAACGCCTCTCGTAACACCGTTCGGCTGCCGGGTGGGATGACCCTCCGGTGTGGACCGTCCGGAGAGCACATAGATGAAATTCGACGATGCGATGGCGCAGTGGCTGGATGACAACGCCATCGACAAGGCACCAACAACGGCCGGCTGGTATCGGGCCATGGCCAAGCACCTAGCCCCACTGGGTGAGCTGGACGTGACGGCCGTCCGAGCGCAGGACATCAATCCGATTCTGCGGGCTCTGTCCGAGGCAGGTAAGCCAGCAACGGCACGGGGTGTGCAGAAGACAGCCTCTGGCATTCTCACCTCGCAGGGGGTCCGGCTCGTTGGTGTGCGGCGGCCAAGGACTAAGAAGCAGACCGGCCGTAAGGGGATCTGGTCTGGCGCTCAGGCCGGTGCATTCCTGGCCCACACGAGTGGTGACCGACTAGCGGCGGCGTGGGCTCTGGCAGTGGTCGGCGGAATGCGACGCGGTGAGCTGGCCGGGCTGCGGTGGAGTGCTGTTGATCTGGACGCTGGCGTGATCTACATCCGGCTCCAGCGCACCACCTTGCAGAACGGTGACGTGCACGAGGATGAGCCGAAAGGCACCTCGGCCCGCACGTTGCCTATCGGGCCGGCACTGGTCGCGATGCTGCGCGAGAGGCGAGAGGCGTACGACGCAGACGCTCGGTTTCTCGGGAAGCGTTTCAAGGGGCCTCAGGACGGCTGGGTGTTCGGCCACAAGAATGGTCTCCCGTACTACCCGGCATGGTTCACGTCCCGCTGGACGCGCTTGTGCAAGGACGCAGAGGTGCCCGTGATCGCACTGCACGATGGCCGGCACACCTCGGCCACGGTGGGTGCTGACGCAGGCGTAGGACTCAAGACCATGCAGGCTCGGCTGGGCCATTCGGACCCAACCATTCTGACCCGGATCTACTTGCACTTGGTCGATGACCAAGCGCGGGCGGCGGCCAGTGTGATGGAGAGGGCAATGCGCTTATACCGCGACGCTGCATAGCCGGTTGACAGAAAGAAGGCCACCCGTTGGTGTGGCCTTCTTTCTGTCAGGGGTCAGCGGCCCTCGGGCAGGGAAGCGAGCGGCGGACGGTGGGCTTCTGGACTGACGTGCGTGATATAGAGATGTCCGGTGATCTTCTCTATCGCGGTCTGCCATTCAGCCTTAGTCAGCTTGCTGGAGTTGAGGACATCGTAGGCGGCTTGTATCGCCTTATCGCCGATGTCACAGATCTCATTATAAGACTTGCTCACGTTATTCTCCTTGTTGTGGATGGTGCTTGTATCAGGACTCGCACACCACGCCATCGTGGTCGCGGTCTTCCAGCTGGGGGTAATCGCTGGCCTTCAGGTCACGCTTTCCGGCTGCCTTAGCCTCGGCGCATGTAGAGAAGGAATCAGCAGCAGGAGCGGGCTGATCAGGGGCCGGAGCGGGCTTCTCAACTACAGCAGCAGGGGGAGCGGCGGGCGCCGGAGTCTCGGCAGGTCCACAGGCGGTGAGGGTCAAGGCCAGCAGGCCGGCGGTGGCAATTGCGATGAACGTTTTTCTCATGCCCCGAATATGACAGGCGGTCAGCGCATGTCACCAAGGGTCTGTGAGATACGCCATCGACTTAACCATTTGGGTAACCCACGTTGACATTGTTGACCGGGCACTTAATCGGTTTGGTAACTCTCGTTAAGACATGTTGGTAATCGTTGGGTTGATATGCAAATGGGGTCGGGGATAGCGTCGGGACACTCTGAACGCAGTAATGCCCCTGAGTTGCCACTCAGGGGACTTGTTTACTGGTGATCCCGGCGCTCGTGAGAGGAGCACCTTCGTTGACCATTCTAGGTCCATCTGCACAGAATCGCGCAACCCCCATTCGGTGTGAGCGGTGAGCGGCAGGCGTAGCAAGCGCGAGCGGCGGGCCGAGCCCACCGGAGCGTTCGGCAAGGCCGCTAGGCACTACGCAGAGCGCGACTACCGGGCGATCCCACTGGAGGGTAAGGACGCCTGGGTATCGGAGCTGCACGGCCACGCCAACGGCACCGACCCCCACCCTGATGTGTGGTGGCAGTCGCTGGCCTGGTGGTCCTACAACGTCGGCCTGGTGGTGCCCCGTGGGTGCCTGGTGATGGATGTCGACATCCACGACGACAAGCACGGCGACCGGGCGATCCTGGCCGCTCTGAGTGAGCGCTGGCTACCGGCGGCTCCGCAGTTCTCCGCCCGGCGGGGCCGTAGCCGGCGGCACGGCCACTACTGGTACCGCGATCCGCTGCCCCCGGGATCCTGGCCGCGTGACCTCGGGTCCGGTTCGGCTGTGGAGATCGTCCGGCCGGGTGAGTACGTGGTGGCTCCGCCCAGCGTGCACCCCGACACGGGAGAGTCCTACGGCCTCTTCGGTGGGCCGGGTGGGCACCAGGTCGATTGGCGCGCTATGGCCCGCCCGGCGGAGCTGCCCCTGTTCCCGGAGTCGGATGCGGTGGCGCTGATCAAGTACGCGGAGGCGCACGGCCGGCGGCCACGGGCAGCACGGGCGGACTTCAGCGGCATAGGCAGCGGCAAGGGCTGGGAGTTCGCGCTCGGGTGGCTGGACTCTGCCGATCCAAACGAGGTGACCTGCCCGGAGATGGCCAGTAGCTATGCCAGTGCACTGGGGAAGCTGGAGAAGTCCCGCGAGGGTGGCCGGCACCAGGACGCTCTAGAGCAGCAATTCCGGGTCATCAAGATGGCTGAGCGCGGGCATACGGGGCTTGGGCAGGCACTCGCTGGGCTGTATCTGGAGTGGCAGGCCATGACGCCGCGCGACGGTATGTCCGATGAGGACTGGGCGGTCGAGTTTCTGGAGATGCTCGACCGCCCGCTAGCGAGCTTTATTGAGAGTGGCAAATCTAATAGACGATGCGGGTGTCCAGACCCTGCCGTCTTCAACCGTGCCTTCAAGGGAGAACGTCGTGTCCGATGAAGATGAAGCGTACAAGCCAGTTGATATGGCGTATGACATTTTAGACGGTGGGCCGCTGGGTATACAAGCTGGTTGGTTCTGGGAATTCCGGGGCGGTGTATGGGTTCCGAGCGAAGGCAAGGCAGATCAGATCGTCCGTAACCGGCTGGTGCGCCTGGTGGGAAACAAGTACCGGACTGGCCACGTGCCGGCTGTGGTGGACGCGCTGGGCAGCATGCCGGAGGTCTACCGCATCACCGGAGAGCCCACCAAGGGCTGGATCAACTTCGCTAACGGCATGCTCAACACCGACACGTTGGAGCTGGTGACTCCGCATGGCCCCGAGCTGGCCGGAACGGTCCAGTACGCGGTGGACTGGGCTCCGGGGGAGACGCCATTCTTTGACCAGTGGGTTAGCGAGGTGGTGCCTGAGGACTCGCGGGACTACTTCCTTCAGGTGTGCGGCTACCTGCTCGTGCCCGGCAACCCGCTACAGGTCGCGGTGTTCGTCAAGGGTCCGGGAGCCAACGGTAAGTCCACCTGGTTCAACATGCTGGAGGCGATCGTCGGGCGGCACCACGTCGCGCACGTCTCGCTTCAGTCGATGTCGGACAACCGCTTCGCTGGGGCGGATCTGTTCGGCAAGGCCCTGAACATCGTGGGTGACATGGGCGGTGGGTTCATCAAGAACACCGACATGTTCAAGGCCATCACGGGCGGAGACGAGATCCGGAGTGAGCGCAAGTTCGCGCAGCCGGTGGACTTCACCCCGTGGGCGGTGCCCGTCTTCGCGGGCAACACCGTCCCGACCTCCAACGACCACTCCTACGGCTTCAAGCGGCGGTGGGTGCACCTGGCCTTCCCCTACACGTTCACGCCGACCGTGGGCTACTCAGACCGGTTCAAGGGGGAGCTGCCGGGCATAGCGGCCAAGTGTGTGCGGGCCTACCTCGCGCTTAAGGGGCTCCCGTGGACGGTGCCGGACTCCGCGCTGGTGCTCAAAGGCGAGTTCGAGCAGGCCTCGGATCAGGTCGCTCGGTTCATCGCGGAGTGCTACACCAGGGTTCCGCTGCCCCCCGTGGCTGCCCCCCTCGCTTCTCCGTTGCCCCCCGCTCGGGTCGAGCGGAAGACGCTCTATCTGGCGTATCTGGCATGGCACGGGAGGCAGTACACCAACGGGAATCCCTTACAGAGCCCCAAATTCTATGAACGGGTCGAGGCCACTGGGGTTCAAAAGGGGAAGATTAAGGGGTATGTGTACTTCAAGGGTCTTGTACAGAAAGATGACGATTCTGATGGGTGATTGGGGGGCACGGGGGGCAACGATCTCTCACCTAAGGGCAAGTTGAAAAGGAGGTAAGGAGAGAGGGGTAGGGATTTGGGTGCCCCCTCTGCCCCCTGGCCGGCACGACGACAATCGAGCGAAGGATAACGATGGGGAAGATCACATGAGGGGCGGGGGCGGCTCGGTCAAGGGAGCGGGCGGCATGGCGCGCGCTCGGGTCACGGAGGCCCGCCGCTGGGTGCGGGCCATGGAGAAGCAAGGGTCACCCGAGCCTGGCACCAGGATGGCCAGGGCTGAGCTGGCCGCTGCGGTCTCTGCGGCGCTGGCCGCAGGGGTAGAGCTGCCCAGCTGGCAGAGCGAGGCTGTGGCGGCTGTGCCCGAGCAGCGAGCAGCGCCCGTGGCCGGGGCGGGCGGGCGGTGCTGGGCCACCAAGCGGGATGGAACGCGGTGTGGGTTCGCTGCCAGCGCCGGGAGCACCCTGTGTGGCGCACACACCCACCGGGCACGGGCGGGGCGGGCGGCATGACCCCGCTGGAGGAGCTGACCGAGATCCTGCTCTCGCTGACCAGAGAGCAGGCCACTGCCGTGATCGAGGGCTACCTCTCGGCGGTGGAGGAGCGGGATGCCGAGTTGGAAGCACGTGCACAGCAACGGGAGCGGCTACGCAAGCACCTGGGACACTAGGAGCATGCCTGGGAACAACCGCTGGACGACGCCGGAGTGGAGGAAGCTCCGGCGGTATGTGCTGGCCCGGGACGGGCACCTATGCCGCATCAAGGGTCCACACTGTACTTACCGGGCAGACCAGGCACACCACGTATTAGGTGCAGATGTGTCGATGCTTGACCCTCAGTTCGTGATCGCAGCGTGTGGCCGGTGCAACCGGGAGCTGGGCAAGCCCCGCGTTGGTGATCCGGAGCCACGGAGCCGCACGCGCTGGTGACGAAAAAATCTTTACGAAAATCCTTGACAAAATCCGCGCGACGGTTTTTTCCGTGTCCGATTTGAAGGGGTTTCAG